CCGGTATTAATAACCCCTAACTCTTTGAAAGTCATCGATTGATTAGTGATGTCTAACTCATCAAGTATCCTTGGTAAAGTTAAACAATCATTAAGCGTTCTTAGACCAACATTATAGTTGTTAAAAGCATTCGCCATCATGTACTTTGAGGTTAGTAATGAAATATCATCACTAGTCTTTCAGTATTCTGTTGGATCTGCCTTTAATAGTAGATCATCCGAGCTGTCGAATTCGTCAGCTTGATCGAAAATATATGAAAACTTTTCGTTTAATGTATCCATTAAATGATCAAGACTATAAAGTTTGTAAGTATTATCTATAGCATAAATACCATGGTTATGGAGATAGTTAAAGAAGAAATCTTTTTTAAATCTTTTTCTATCCTTATAATAATAGTACTTAAGAGATTTCTTAAGTAATGTTAAATTTTTACCTTGGTATTGGTTCACCAAAACACATAGTGTTTTAAAGACCAACATTTTATGCCACTCCTTTAATTTAAGGTCATCAAATATCTCCCGTATTGGTAGGTATTTGATACTGGATCGGGATTGCAAGTGCATAGATAGCTCTGGTAAATCTAGTATATTTTTACCAACTCTCTTGCAAATATTCGCTGATATACGACTGACGTCGTTACCTCAGTTAATATTCCTGCTAACAAACTCCATACAAAAGTTTCCTTCTGTGTGTTGTTTTGTTTTCCCCATATTGATATCCATTTTCAACTGCTGAGTGTAAGAATTGTAAATATTTAAATTCTTATCATAGCAGTGTAGGTCATCTCCTACCTTAATAAACGGTCGATTGACTGTTTTTGGTAGTTTGATCTTACTATATTGAAAATTAAGTCAGTATGCATCAGTAGCGGTAGCGATATCAAAGCTACCGTTTGTACCCATTCCTTGACCAGTACCATATTTGATACTGCTTTTGGAATGTTTTAGATCTCAAGGACATGATACAACCAAGTTGTATCAGGCAGAAGCAATATGAGGGCCATATCTAGCCTCCATAAATTGCTTTTGTAATGTTGCGGGGAACAAATCTGTTCACGAAGTCATATCATATGATTTGAATCCGGGAATAGAAGCGTCCCTCGCCGCATTAAAACCTAGCTCATGGTCGTGTGAATACACACGGCCTTTGAACCTATGTTTAATGTGGTTTTGAACATCTTCCATTATTGGACGAAGAATAAGTTGAGTCCAGTAGTCACTTATAGCGACTACCCGAC